CAAAGGTTCAGAACGGATGAAGTAAAAAGTTTCTTTAGCAAAACGTTAATGGACGATTTAGTTTTAGAAAATAACAAAATAAAAATTCTAAAACCTTTTGATGTTTCGGTTGAGTTTGAAATTGTCCAAGAAGGTGATAGCAAACTTATTGAAGGCTTAGAAGATATGCAGGTAGATGATAATTCTACTGCGGAAATTTTCTGGCTAACTAAAGTTATGGGAGACTATAACATTACTAAATTTGGTGATAATTTCTTATTCACCAACGATACAAAGTCAATGGTTTTAAAAAGGATATAAACAATGGCAAAAGAAAACTATCAAAAATGTTTAGAAACAATTTTACATCACGAAGGTGGATATGTAAATCATCCAAAGGATCCAGGTGGTGAAACTAACCTAGGTGTTACAAAAAGAGTTTACGAAGATTTCGGTGGTACCAAGGACATGAAAGATTTAACTGTCGAAGACGTTGCGCCGATCTACGAAAAGAACTACTGGGGACGTATGAAGTGCGATGACATTCCAGCAGGTCTTGACTTATGTGTATTTGACTTTGGTGTCAATGCAGGAACAGGACGTTCAGCAAAATATTTGCAGACAATGATTGGCACTGTTGCTGACGGTGGCATTGGTCCTAACACACTTAGAAAGTTAGGTGAATACATCGATGAACACGGTATTGAGAATGCCATTAAGAACTTCCAAGCAGCACGACAGTCATACTACGAATCACTTTCAACTTTTGAAACATTTGGCAGAGGTTGGACTCGCAGAGTTGATGAAACTACCGAACTTGCACTATCAATGGTATGAGTAAAGCCTGTCTAAATTGCGGAAGAGAACACGAAGGTAAGTTGGTAGAAACTTTCACAGATGGCGACAACCAACCTATTGAAATAGTAGTGTGTGAAAACGCAAGGCATGATACTATGACCTTAGATGAATTTTGGAGGAACCATGTTTAGTTCAATTAGAATCGCTATCATACTAGTGGTAATCACAGCAGCCGCTGGAGGGTTTTTCTATGTTAAAAAATTACAGAGTGATTTGGAAACAGCAAGAGCCAATGTAGCAAAGATGGAAGTGGCGCTGGAAACTAGCGAGAACTCATTGAAACTTGAAAGAGCCGAAACTGTTAGATTGGGAGAACTCAATCTTCAGTTATCAAGCGATTTACAAAAGGCGGAGAAGTATGGAGATGAACTTCGTGCTACTCTACAGAAACATAACTTAACACACTTGGCTAACAAGAAGCCAGGTTTAATTGAAAAGAGGATGCAAAATGCGACTGATAAACTATGGGATGATCTTGAGTCTATCACTGACCCTAATGCTAACATCGGGGTGCAGCCTGCTCAGACCGGAACCGCAGATAAAAATAGTAACTAATACTGTAAAAACTACAGTTCCTATCGTTGCACAACCTAAAGCCGTTCAATTGAACGATGTTAAGATCTATGTGGTCTCAAAAGAGAACTATGAAGAATTCGTTAAGGAATTTGAAGCCAAGAATGGAGCGGATGCATACATTGCCATTAGCGTAAAAGACTACGAAAACTTATCTTTAAACTTTGCTGAACTAAGACGTTACATTGAACAGCAAAAACAAATTATCGTTTATTATGAAAACGCTGTTAAGCCAGAAGAAAACCCAGCCAAATCAGAATAAATATGTATATTAAGGAGCGTGTAAAATGGCAGAAGATAAAATTGTAGTTCCAGCAGATAAGGATGCTGTTTCTAAAAAGGTAAATGTTCAACTTGAAGTTGATACTTCAGTTAAGGACCTCGGTCCTAATCCTTACGCAAAGTTAATCCATTTAGCAAGAGCAGTGGATAGTTGGAGAATTTTTCCAAGAGTATTCATTACAACATACATTATTTTGTTATACAAATGTGTAATTTGGTATATGGAACTTCCAAATCCAACTATGGAACAATCAGGTTTGATTAGTATTGTTGTTGGTGCTGGTGCTGCTTGGTTTGGTTTATATACTGGATCCAGCAAGAAAATTGACAAATAAAAAATTTTTGTCCCCTTAACATTTCAGTTAAATAATAAAGGATTGCTTAAGGAGGATCCTTTTTATTATGGCTCGAGATTATTACGAAACTTTAGGTGTAAAAAGAGACGCATCACCTGCTGAAATAAAGGCCGCCTACAGAAAATTAGCCATGCAACATCACCCTGACAGAGGCGGTGATGAAGTAAAATTCATGCACATTAGGGAAGCATACGATTGTCTTAGTAATCCCGAAACAAAATCAAATTACGATTATAAAGGTCCAAAAGGCGATCAATTCCGAAATGGCTTCCAAGGATTTGACTTTAGATGGGGTGGTGCAGGGAGTGCATTTGATGATATGGAAGACCTATTCAGGGGAATGGGGTTTGGAAATAGAAACAGAGCTCCTAGACAAAATCATTCAACCAATATAGCATTTGATGTATTTTTGGAAGATGTAATGACGGGCAAGGACGTTGCCGTGGAATTACAGATGTCGAATGGTCAAACTAAATTGATAACGATAAACATACCAAAAGGTATTGAGTCGGGACAACAAATAAGATATCAAGGAATGGGTGAGGATCTACATCCTGGATTTAGGCCCGGTGATTTGATTGTTACTATCCGTGTTCGGAATCACCCGGTGTTTGAAAGACACGGGGATAATATACTATGTGAGTCTAAAATAAATGTTTTCGATCTTATGTTAGGTTGCAAAACAAATATCAAAACACTCACTGGCAAGAATTTAGAAATTAACATTCCTGCTGGAACACAACCGGATACTGTCCTAAGTTGTAAAAGCGAAGGATTACCAAACATTAGAACAAAAAGAAATGGTGATCTGCTTATTAGGATTAAGGCACAGGTACCAAAAAAATTAACCAAGGATCAATTAGAAATAATTGCAAAATTAAAAAATGGAATATAAACTAGACATAGATTATAAATTAGGATTGCACGAAGCACTAAACCAAGCCAGCGATGTTTGGGAGTTCGATAAGGAAAAATATGATCCTGAAAAATTAGAATGGGACATGTGTAATTTTATGATCCAGCATAAAGGAATAGGGTTAGCGGCTAATCAAATTGATCTCAAGAAACGTGTCTTTGTAATGGGTAGTGAAGATTTGCCTAACTTTCCAAAACCATTTGCTCTTTTTAACCCAACAGTGTTAGAAGCCAGCAAAGAAACAATATTAGACACCGAAGGGTGTTTAAGTTTTCCAGGATTATTATTAAAGGTTACTAGACCCACATGGATAGTAGGCCAATGGCAAAATGCCAAGGGCGAAACCAAAGAAGGTAGAATTGAAGGATATCTAGCCAAATGTTTTCAGCATGAGTTTGATCACCTAAATGGCGTAACTTTTCTTGACAGAGTGGGGAAACTGAAGTTACAATTAGCAATGAAGAAATTAAATAAGTTAAGGAAAAAAATAAAAAATGATAGAGCCTAGCCAACAACTACAAAAGATTTTTGACGACTCAATTGAAATAGCAAAAAAGTTCAAGCACAAACTTATTACAATTGAACATCTTACTTTTGCAATCTTTTCTGATAAAGATTCGTACGAAGGCTTAAAGGCATATGGTGCTGATGTTGAATATATTAGATCAAATATTGAACACTATCTAAAGAACAATCTAAAAGATATTATAACAACAGAAGAAATTTTTGTTCCTAAAAAAACAAACACCGTCGAACGTGTTTTAAATAGATGCTTCACACAAGTGTTATTCAGCGGTCGTAATCAAATGGAAACTGCTGATGTTATTATAAGCATATTATCTGAAAAGAATTCATTTGCATTTTACTTCCTTACCAAAGGTGGTATAACAAAAGAAAAATTTGTACAGCATTTCCAAGATCATTTCATAGGTGATGAAGATCCATTTGCAGAAGAAGGAAGAGAAGCAGCATTGTCAAACGATCAAATGGATAAAATTATTAACACTTTCTGTGATAATCTATCCTTAAAAGCAAAACAAAAAGTTATTGATCCTGTAATTGGACGTGACGATGAAATAGAAAACATAGAACTAGTACTCGCTAGAAGAAATAAATCCAATGTTTTATTAGTTGGTGATCCTGGGGTGGGTAAAACCGCTATAGCAGAAGGACTAGCAAGAAAGATTTTTGAAAAGAAAGTTCCTAAGTTTATTCAGGATCATTCCGTTTTTAGTTTGGATATCGGAGCACTTGTTGCTGGTTCAAAATACCGTGGCGATTTTGAAGAAAGAATTAAAGCGGTTCTTATGGCGCTGGATAGAAAAGGAAAAATTATTCTTTTCATTGATGAAGCACACATGATGAGTGGTGCAGGAACTGCGAGTCAAAATTCAAACGATCTAGCAAACATGCTTAAACCTGCTCTTGCTAAAGGAAATCTTAAAGTGATTGCTTCAACTACCTGGGAGGAATATCGCAAGTACTTTGAAAAGGATCGTGCTTTAATGAGACGTTTTCATAGATTGACCATTGACGAGCCTACAGCAGAACTTACTGTAAAAATTATCAAGGGCCTAAAAAAGTATTACGAGAATCATCACAATGTTGCCATTACCGATGAAGCGATCGATCAGGCAGTTAAGTTATCAGTAAAATACATGGCTGATAAAAAACTACCTGACAAGGCTATTGATATCATAGACTGTGCATCAGCAAGATACAAATTAAATGATGATCCAGTTGAAGAAGGAGTACAACAGATAGTCGATGTTGAACAAATTACATACGAACTTTCTAAGATGATTAATATGCCTTTAGAAACTGTTGCCCAGAAGGAAAGTAAAAATCTTTCAGGCCTTGAAGGCTCAATGAAGTCAGTGGTATATGGCCAGGATAGTGCCGTTGAAACACTCTTGGATAAAATATTTGTTGCCCAAGCAGGATTAAAATCACCTAATAAACCAATCGGTAGTTTCTTATTCCTTGGACCAACAGGCTGTGGTAAGACCGAAACAGCGAAACAACTTGCTGAAAAAATGGGCATGACACTTTTACGTTTTGACATGAGTGAATATCAAGAGAAACACTCGGTGGCAAGATTAATTGGTGCTCCTCCGGGATACGTTGGTTATGAAGAAAATGCAGGACAGTTGATTACTAAATTGCAAGAAAGTCCAAACGCTATACTATTATTAGATGAAATAGAAAAAGCACACCAAGATGTATCTAACATACTTTTACAATTTATGGATAATGGATTTGTTACGGGAAGCAACGGCAAGCAGGCTGACGGTAGAAACACAATTCTTATTATGACATCAAATCTCGGTGCTGCCGATAATGAAACAAATACAATTGGCTTTGATGACCTCGAAAAAGATGATGAGGACGAGAAGGCAGTTAAAAAATTCTTTACTCCTGAATTTAGAAACAGATTAGATGGTACTATTAAGTTCAATAAATTATCATCAAGTGTTATGTCAAGCATTGTAAAGAAATTTATAAGCGACTTAAATGCACAATTAAAAGATAAAAATATTTTAATTAATGCAGAACAGGATGCTATTGATTGGTTATCTAAAGAAGGGTATAGTCCTAAGATGGGTGCTAGACCATTGTCAAGAATAATCGATAACAAGATTAAAACACCTTTAAGTAAAAAAGTATTGTTTGGCGATTTAGTTAATGGCGGAAAGGTTACTATTAGCATTTCGGATAATGAACCTGTTTTTGACATCCAAGAGATGCCTAAACCTCTTACAAAGGCTGAAAAGAAAGCACTTAAAGCAAAAGCCCTAGAGGAAAAAGCAAGCAAGGAACAGCAGGAAAATGAACAAACTTCCGACACCTAAAAAAACGAAAAAAAAGTTTTATAACAAATACATCTATAAAATTACGTTAAACTTAAAAGGAAGCGCATCTCTTAGATATAATTCATTGGATGAAGTATTAAACAAATGCGTTCAGCAGGACTTCTCTGAAGGAACAAAATGGAGAGATAGAGTATTTAAGGAACTACGTGATAATTCACATCATTGGATAAAACTTATAGGCATATTAAATCAATATGATAATAAGACATGGTCCAAGAGACTAGAAGGGGATTATATAGATTTTTACACCAATGATAAATCTATGTATAATACAATAGGATTAGAATTCGAACAATTTTGTGTATTAAGATCACAACCGGAAAAAGGCAAGGAACAACAATTGCTAGAAAGCAATAAAGAAATTTTTTGCAAGAAATTACCACACGACAAGTATCAATTTAAGGTATATCTCAAACCACATAGAGTTAGACGGGACGAAAAGGCTGCATTAGCAAATTGGTTAGATAATCAAAGACCAAATATTACATTTACTAGTTCTATTAAAAAGTGGTTGCTTTCTACTGAATCAAATTGGGACCGTAGATACATATACGTTGATAGTGAATCCACACTACTAATGATTAAATTAAGGTCATCAGAAGTACTAGGCAGAGTTCACAAATACGTGATAAACCGATAAATACAGTATGCCTATAGAAACTAAAACATTATTATCAAACATCGATGCAGTAGCAGCAGATTCCACATTTTCCTATGGAGAAAAGTCTAAGGGGGCTGGATATCATAGTAATGGTGATGGAGTGCATACAGTTGCATACGTATTAGATAATTTTGTTGGCACAGTCAAAATTCAAGGAACGCTCGAGCAATATCCCGGAGATAATGACTGGGTTGATATAGGATCTACAGAAATTGGTGGAGATAGCAGTTTATTCTCTCAGGGCACATACACACGCACATTTACTGGCAAATTTGTGTGGATTAGGGCAGGATATAACCTGCAAAACGGTACTATTACCGAAATTCGCTATAACTATTAACTTTACATTCTGCGCTAAATACAGTATAAATCTATAAAGGGATTATGCTATGCGAGATCTATTGGACAAACTACAACTATTAGAAGGTTTCATGCCCAAGGAAATGGAGGGTGAGACTGAATTTGAATTTACTGGTGATGATGGTGAAACAGGCTTCGGAACACTATACTACAAAGCACAAATTAAGCAAAGCGATGAGCATGGTTACTATGCTGAAGTTGATCCTAACTCGCTAAGAGGTGAAGCAGAAGGCGACGGCAACAATAAACTAGACGACGAACTAGCAACTGCTGTTGTCCAATCCGATGGTCCGGATCACGAAGCAGCAATGGATGCTGCATTTGACGATGCTATGGATATTATCAAGAATTCCGATAACAAATACTCGCAAGGGGAAAGCGCAGACGAATCCGACGAACAAACATTTGAAGGTGAGGAGTTCTACGAGTATTATGGTTTCTTACCTTGGCACGAAGATATTGTAGATGAAGCAGAATACAGAGGACGCAAGGTTAAACTTGGCAAACCCATGCAGGGTGATGTTAAAAAGTTTAAGGTATATGTCAGAGATCCAAAGACTAAAAATGTAAAGAAAGTAAATTTTGGTGATCCTAATATGCGTATTAAAAAATCTAATCCAGCACGTAGAAAATCATTCCGTGCTAGACACAATTGTGATAACCCGGGTCCAAGAACAAAAGCACGATACTGGTCATGTAGGAAATGGTAACTGATGAAACTAAATGAATTATTCTCACCCATAGGCGCACCATCGGATAACGATGACATAAACTATATCGAAGATCTAAAGATATTCATCGATAGTGATAATGAAGTAATGAGTAAAGTATTGTTTCCTGCAATTAAGAAACACATGAAATATAAAGGTCATCCTGACGCTTATAAAATATATATCAAGCCATTAGAACAGTGTAAAGAAATGTACTGTAATAAATTTTCTATAGAAGACATGCAGGACAAAATTAATAAGGAAAATATTATAGCATTAGCGAGAACTATTTCCGGAGAACAGGAAAAATACATAGAGCGTGGCGACTATGAAGATTAGAGAATTATTCGAAGCAGATACTGACAAACACGTAACCTTCTGCTTTGGAAGGTTTAATCCTCCTACCTTAGGACACAAGGAAGTTTTCAAAAAAATGAAGGCACAAGGAGGAGACATGAAAATCTTTACTACCATGAGCCAGGACGCAAAAAAGAATCCACTAGACTATTCTGCCAAGGTAGATTTTATTAGAAAGATACATTCTGAATATGCAGATAATGTAGTTGAGGACACGAACCTAAACACAATAACCAAGGTTGCACAATATCTAAATGACCAAGGCTACACACATGCAACATTCGTGGGTGGAGATGATAGAAAGAATTTATACGATCAATTGGTTGCATACAACGGAAAGGAAGAGGGAAAGAAGGGTCCTTTGGAAAACAAATACAAATTTGAAACTCTTGAGTTTGTAAGCGCAGGCGCAAGAGAGGACGGAGCAGAGGGTGTTGAAGGCATAAGCGGAACCAAAGCAAGAGAAGATGCCGCTAATAACGATTTAAAAAGTTTCACAGCACACACAGGTGCTGGAGAACATGCGGAAGAATTATTCGCCGCAGTAAGAAAAGGAATGGGATTATCGGATAATACCGAGGATTAAACAAGGGGAAAACAATGGGTATAATGGATAAAGAAAGATCGGCATATACTAATCCGGCAGGTGGAGAACTTGCCCGAATGGGAAGAATACTAATGGATAAATCAGTCACAGTCAAGGATGACGCACTATCAAACGTGCTAGGTAGACTCGGTGACGAACTAACAAGATACGGTGAGCCTGGCGGAGCATCAAGCATAGACGAACTTTCTAAAAAGGTTAGACTGAGTAAGGAACAGATCTTGAAGATGATGAAATGGGCTCAACAGCAAAAGGACACTTCATTACAAAAAGTTAAGGATCCGGATCCTAAGCCAGATGAAGATGAAAAAGAAGAATCTGTAGCAACCGAAAATACCCCTATCGGACATACAGATGATGAGCGTAACATGATTCGCAAGGAACTTTACCAAATGGCAAAGTATGCCAAAGAGATGTTTGAAATGCTAGAAGACCTACCCGCTGACAGTGATTTCCCCCACTGGTGGCAGGCAAAGGTTGTTAAGAGCCTACAAATGATCAGCAAGGCCAAACATTACTTGGAAAATGAACTAAACGTTCCTGATGTTGATGGAGATAGAACAGAAGAGGACATGCACGACAAGGACAACATAGGATTTTCCGACAAGGAAATCAAGATGGCCTTTGGTGTTTTAAACGATCCAAGATACAAGGGCGGTAACTACACGGGTGCAGTGGAAGTGATAAACAAAATTGCTCCTGGACTAGCAGACCATCCTAGTGTAGCCAAAGCATTAAAAAGAACAAACGAAGCAGTATGTTCAGAATGTGGCAAGGCTCGCTTTACGGCACTACCAGAAGAAATGCAAAAGCAGTATGAAAGTGTTAATGAAGAAAAGCAAAAGGGCGTTGATGGCAAGGTATGCTGGAAAGGCTACAAGCGCATGGGCACCAAGATGAAGGGTGGCAAACGAGTTGATAATTGTGTTAAGATGTAATGGAGATAGAAGAGTTAAAAAGACTTGCGGGCATCTATGAACGTCATGGCTGGAAAGCATATGACGGACCCAATCTATCGATCACAGGCACGGAAAAACAATATCTAGAAAAGAAACACAACATACAACCAGGAACCCCTGAATGGTTTAAGTTGTGGTTCGCACTACCAAAACTAACAGGCGAGAAACCCATAGAATGAGAGCATACGAGATCATATCTGAAAAAGCAGTTAGCAAAAAGCAGCAGCAGTTCTTTGGTATTGTAAGAGCAATGCAAAAGGGCGATATGAAAAAGTCTGGCGAAGCAGGCAAAGTTGCTAAAGATATGAAAAAGAGTGATGTCAAAGACTTTGCTAAAACCAAGCACAAGGGATTACCTACCAAAAAGAAAACATCTGAAGAAGCAGCAGGTGTTGGCATAGTTACAAAACAGAATGCAACAGCAGACGTTCCCGTAGGCGGCGAATACATGAACGTTAAGAAATTATTCCCCAAGAAGAAAAAGAAAAAGGAAAGCATAGCCTATGAGGATATGTTCCAAGGACTAAATCCTAAATCAGAAATATATGTTGATATGGATGGTGTTCTAGCAGACTTCTTTGGTGAGTGGAAGAAGTTGGTAGGCAAGGACTGGAGAGAAATTAATAAGGACGAAATCGAACCAGCACTTAAAAAAATTAGAGACGAGGAAGACTTTTGGTTAAACATTCCTCTTACATCAAACGCAAAAAAATTACTCGGCATTATTAAACAGGTTAAAGGAAACTACAAGATTCTAAGTTCACCATTGGCTAACGATCCTAAATCGGAACCACACAAGCGCGAATGGATTGAAAAGAATCTAGACTTCTTCCCACCAACTGAAGTCATCATAACAAAGGATAAGGCGAAGTATGCGACAAACCCCGACGGCACACCTAATATCCTCATTGACGATTATGGTGTTAATATTGCAGCGTGGGAAAGTGCCGGAGGCATAGGGTTCAAGCACAAGGATCACAAGTTTGAGAGGACTGCTAAAAAACTAAAGGCAGAGATAGAAGAAAGTTTCCAAAGCCTAATTAGAAATTACATAGAAGAAAAGTGGAGTGCCAAATACAAGAAAAGCATCAACTGCTCTAATCCAAAGGGCTTTAGCCAAAAAGCACACTGCGCAGGACGCAAGAAGAAATGAGAATATTTGAACTAGTTGAAAACTTTGCTGATGGTAAGAAGAAGGGCAAGAGCCGTCCAGGACGTGTAAAACGTGCTGGTGCTAGTTGTAAAGGAAGCGTAACTAGCCTACGTAAAAAGGCTAAAAATGCTAGTGGAGAACGTGCTAAAATGTATCACTGGTGCGCAAATATGAAAAGCGGACGCAACAAGGGCTAAATAATAATATGAAATTAAACGAACTATTTTCAGAAGCATATACGCCTACAAAAGACAAGGCTGATTACCACGCGAAACAAAAAGCACTACAGGATCTACAGGCAGATCCAAACACATCAAAGGATCCTGAACTTAAAAAAGAAATAATGAAGCGTAAAGCAGCATTGGACAAGGATAAAGAAAAGATGGAATCTGCCACAGCAGGCGCTACGAGTTCTGGTAATATAGCAAGTGTAGAAGCACCACATCTAAGCCCAGGCAAAGCACGTGGTAAGAAGTCATATACAGGAAGTCCTGGTAAATCAGGTACAAAAGCACCACCACAACCTGTGGTTAAACAGCCAAAAGCAGCCAACGGAACTGCTAAAAATGCGCTGGATATGAAGAATAGTATTTTTGGTGAGAACCCGGTAAGAAGATAAATACTTACTATACAAAGGAAACTACGATGGACTTTAGAAATATAATTAAAAAGATGCGCGAATTAGATCCTACTACGCCAGGTCAGGATTTACAGCATTTCACACAACTGGCGGAATCAACAGGTATTGCGCTGGGTGCTAAAGAAGTAGTTACCGAAGCGAAAAAAGATTCAAAAGTAAAAGAAGCAGCAAAACCAGACTTTCTTGATATGGACAAAGATGGCGACAAGAAAGAGCCTATGAAGAAGGCTGCTAAAGATGCTAAGAAAAAGAAAGAGCCTGTAAAAGAAGCAGAACAAGTTGTCAAAGCAGAAAAAGGCGACAACAAAGAAAAAATGCCTAGCAAGAAAGAAGTTTTATTAATGTGTGGCAAGGGCATGACTAAAGCAGCAATTTGCAAGGAATATTCAGGCTGCGATCAAGAAAAATTAAAAGAAATGATTGAGTCTTGTATGGAAGAATACAAGAAGAAAAAGAAAAACGAATCCGTTACATTTGAAGACATGGACGGCGAAATAGTTGAGGCTAAGAAATCAGCAGCACAGAAGAAAGCACAGGAAAAATTTAAGAATATGGTAAAAGGCAAGAAGTCTGATGATAAAGAAATGGACGAAGCCAAAGAACCTAAAAAGAAAAAAGAAACGGTCAAGGAATCCGTTGAACCTAAGATGTCATTCGTTGAAATGATGAAGATGGTACGCGAAAGCGGCGGACAGCAGGCTATCGATCCTATGGACGATGTTCTTTGGAACTGGGCAAACAGAGTTGCTGTTTCAAAAGTTGAAGAAACAAACAAGCAGGAAATTTTTGCTGCAATGCTATATGAAAGAAACGGCGGACGTTTTGAAATGTATGACGTTGTTGAAAAAGGCTTAAACGAAGGAAAGGATTGTAACTGTGGTCCAGATTGCGAGTGCAAAGGCAATTGCGGCGACGATTGCAACTGTGGTCCAAACTGCGGCAAATAATTTTTTACCAAAATTAACAAAAAGCCAGTTAATTAGTTGACTGGCTTTTTTTGTGACTATATAATATACACATTAACTAGGAGAAATAAATGTCAAGACATTATGGACCAGAAGAAAAAGCAAAACTAGATCGCTTAATCAAAGAAGGATCAAACGTACTAAGAGAAGTTGAAGATTTAAATGAAGGTTTAAAAGATACTGTTAAAGCAGTAGCAGAAGAATTACAAATCAAACCAAGCACAATTAACAAGGCAATTAAAATTGCACACAAAGGTGATTGGTCAAGACACAGTGAAGAATGGGAAGAAATTGAAAGTATCCTAGGAATCACAAATAATCTTCCATCAGATAATTCAGCACAATAAGGATAAATTTTGATTCTCACTAATATAAAAGCCTTCTGGCTAAACAGTTTTCACAGTGACAAAGTTGCATTTTGTTTTGAACTTGTAAGTTTTATATTTACGGTTGGTGCAAGCCTAACACTTGCTTTCAATGCACGTGATCCTAATATGCTTATTGTTTATCCTAATTTTTTCATTGGTAGTATTACTCAATGCTACGCTGCATATAGAAGAGGAGCAGCATGGGTAATGGTACTTACTTTTTACTTTAGCATTGTCAATATCTTTGGATTTGGCATAGCAGCAAATTTGTGGTAATGTTCAGAGCACAAAAAGAAATAATATGGCACCTTTCATGCCAAAATTGTGGATTCTATTGGACCATGCCAACCATGGAAGAAAAATTACAAATAGAAAAAAACAAATATTCCTGTCCAATATGCCAAAAGTCAGGACACGCAAAAGAAGTTAAAAATCCCTCTTGACAGACACTCTAGTCTGTGTTACAATACTAACATATGAGACAAAGAAAGAGATATAAAAAAGTGCAATACAAAGACGAATCTCAATACGACCCTAAGAGACATACCAAGACAAAAGGAGGTCTCGGTTTTGGAATGAAAAGAGGTGCTAAGGAACTAGAATACGAAAACAGTGGTGTTAATCTAGCATCAGTTTTTGGTTGGGAAGTTCCTGAAAACCTAATGCACATAAAGAAAATTATTGATCAACGCAATGGAAAATAACAATTACATCATTGTTTCTAATCACATAGGTATGAACGGAGAGCCGGCGGACAGAATTTACGGAAGCCCAGCAAGTGGTGGTCAGTTAAGATTAATACAGGCAGATTATTCGACTTATAAAGGAAAGATACACAAGAAGCAACTTATCCTAAGGGGAATAGACGGAAACAATTTTAAATCACACTGCTTCGTCACTGACGATGGTAGGTGGTTTGATAGAACCGGAATTCCAATGTTAAAACCAACAGAGGTCATAGAAGATGAAGACAACGGAACAGAAGATAGCCAAAACGCAGAAGAAGGAATTCAAGCATCGAATGAAACTGATACAACTGTGGCTACAGTGGAAGAAAAAATAAATGAAAATTGATTCAATACTCAAATGGGTAGCAACTATAATCTTAATCATAGGAACATTTGTTAATGCAACATTTCCTAATTTGTATCCGCTGGGGCCAGCACTGCTTGCCGCGGGTGGTATAGTTTGGTTGATTGTTTCGTTCATGTGGAAGGAACCTGCACTGATAGTTACAAATGCGGTTCTAAGCGCAGTGGGCATTATTGGTATTAGCCTGTTTTATCTTGCATGATGATTTGCAAGGATATATAATAGTGAAGAAGGTTTTGTCCGCCACTAAAGGACTGTTTGGTATTTGCCAGCCGAAAATGGCATGTAAGGAGAAAAGATGAGTTACGTAGATGCGTTCTATGATCGCAACGAAGACATTATTCGAATTGTCGAAAGAAAGAACGGCAAGAGAAGTTTCACAGAGTATCAACCCCGACACATATTCTATTATAAAGATCCAAGAGGAAAGCACCAATCAATCTATGGTGAAGCACTACAGCGAGTAAGTGCAAAGAATATTAAAGAACTTCGCAAGGAACTTGCGATCCATTCCAACAAGAAATTATACGAAAGCGATATTAATCCTATCTATCGTTGTCTTGAAGACAACTATCTAAACATTGATGCACCAAAACTGAATGTTGCATTTTGGGATATTGAGGTTGATTTCGATCCGGAGCGTGGCTATGCTTCTCCTGAGGATGCATTCATGCCAATCACTTCCATTGCGGTGCATTTGCAGTGGATGGAAGAACTAATCTGTCTTGCTATTCCACCTAAGACACTATCGATGGCAGAAGCACAAAAGGCAATTGAAGGTATTCCAAACACAATACTTTATGAAAACGAAGCGGATATGCTTGATGCGTTTCTTGACCTGATACAGGATGCGGATGTGCTAAGTGGCTGGAACAGTGAAGGTTATGATATGCCCTACACTGTTAACCGTATTATTAAAGTTTTAAGCAAAGAAGATACAAGACGTTTGTGCTTGTGGGATCAATATCCTAAAAAAAGAACATATGAAAAGTTTGGTAAGGAATCTACAACATATGATCTAGTTGGTCGTGTGCATGTGGATAGTTTGGAACTTTACAGAAAATACAACTATGAAGAAAGACACACATATCGACTAGATGCTATTGGCGAACTAGAAGTAGGCGAAAAGAAAACCGTGTATGAAGGAAGCCTTGATGCACTATACAACAATGACTTTAGAACGTTCATTGAATACAACAGGCAGGATACTGCACTGCTTGATAAACTGGACAAGAAACTAAAGTTTATTGACCTTGCAAACACTATTGCACACGAAAACACTGTGCTTATACAAACCACAATGGGTGCTGTTGCTGTTACAGAACAGGGCATTATCAACGAAGCACACAGACGTGGAATGATTGTTCCGAACAGAGTGAAACGTGAGCCTGGCTCAGAGCCGGCAGCAGGTGCTTATGTTGCGTATCCTAAGAAGGGCATACACGAGTGGATTGGATCGGTTGACTTGAATTCACTGTATCCTAGTGTTATTAGAGCATTGAACATGGGGCCTGAAACTGTTGTTGGGCAACTACGGCAGGATGGTACCAAAGCACACATTGATGGACAAATGGCCAAGGGCAAATCCTTTGCAAGTGCATGGGAAGGTATGTTTGGTAGTGTTGAATACAGTTCTGTAATGGAAAAGGAAATAGGCAGACAGATCACAATTGATTGGGAGAACGGTGACAACGATACATTAAGTGCCGCACAGATATATGATTTAATCTATGAAAGCAACCAACCTTGGATGCTGAGTGCCAATGGCACAATCTTCACTTATGAAAAGGAAGGCGTGATACCCGGCCTACTCGCACGTTGGTACAAGGAACGTAAGGAGATGCAGGCCAAGCAGAAGGAAAGCCAGAACGCAGGCAACAAGATTGAAGAAGAATACTGGGCAAAGCGACAGTTGGTCAAGAAGATTTTGCTCAACAGTTTGTATGGTGCAATCCTAAATCCAGGCTGTAGATTTTTCGACAACAGGATTGGTCAGAGTGTTACACTTACAGGACGAAGCATTACCAAACACATGGCTGCTAAAATCAATGAGATCGTAACAGGCGACTATGATCATACAGGTAAGGCAATTGTTTATGGTGATACAGATTCTACATACTTTAGTGCATATAGCACACTTAAGAAAGATATTGACGCAGGAACTATTCCTTGGACAAAGGATAGCGTTGTAGAACTGTATGACACTATCGGCGAAACTACAAATGCCACATTTGGAAAATTTATGAGCCAAGCATTTCACTGTCCCAAGAAGCGTTCGGAAGTGATTGCGGCTGCTAGAGAAATTGTTGCGAGCAAAGGACTGTTTATTACAAAGAAAAGATATGCAGTTCTCTACTATGACATTGAAGGTTTTAGAACAGACACAGAGGGCAAGCCAGGTAAAATTAAGGCGATGGGTCTCGATCTCAAGCGTTCGGATACTCCTGTTGTCATCCAAGACTTCCTAAGTAACGTATTGGAAATGGTTCTGTCAGGAAAAGAAAAGGAAGATGTATTGGATTACATTACAGAATTTAGAACAGAATTCAAAGCACGTCCTGGTTGGGAAAAAGGTTCGCCTAAACGTGCAAACAAGATTACTGAGTATGAAGCCAAAGAAAAGAAAGCAGGAAAGGCAAATATGCCTGGACACGTTCGAGCAAGTATTAATTGGAACACACTTAAACGCATGAACGGTGACAAGTATTCAGTGAATATCACAGACGGTGCAAAGGTCATTGTCTGTAAGGTTAAGGATAACCCAATGGGTTACACAAGTGTGGCATATCCGGTAGATGAACTAAGACTGCCGGAATGGTTTAAGGATTTACCATTCGATGATGCTACTATGGAAAATACAGTTATCGATGAAAAACTTAAAAACTTAATTGGTGTATTGGAATGGGACATTAGTCAAACTCGAAATGACAATAACTTTAATAAATTATTTGATTTTGAGTAAAAAAGGACTTGTGTTTTATACAAAACCTAAATATAATGTAATGTATAGGAGAATTCAATGAAAGACATTTTACAAGATATCGTAGGACATACACAGAACTTAGGCTTTCTTACAACTGTAAAGGTTACAGGTGAGGGAGATAAGACTGCAATGTTTTCTATGGCTGATGATAGATCAGTAATTATGGAGGCGGATACAAACAATCCTTATCCGGATATGCTAGGTGTATTTGGCATGCCACAACTACAAAAACTAAAGTATTTGCTAGATGGTAGTGAATACAAGGATGATGCAAAGATTAGTATCACAAGTGCGGAACGCAATGGTGCAACTATTCCTGTAGGCATTCACTTTGAAAACAAGGATGGTGACTTCAAGAACGATTATCGTTTTATGAACATGGAAATCATTAACGAAAAGATGAAAACGGTAAAGTTCCGTGGAGTTAATTGGGACGTGGAAGTTGTGCCTACACTGGCAGGCGTTCAGCGTTTTAATTTCCAGGCTGGTGCAAATCCAGAACATCCAACATTCTTAGCAAAGACTGAAGATGGTAATTTGAAGTTTATCTTTGGTGATGCTTCAACGCATGGCGGTGAATTTATTTTTGCTACTAATGTTGAAGGTAAGTTGGATCGTGGTTGGACTTGGCCTGTTGCGAGCATCCTTGCAATTCTAAAAATTGCTGATGTGAATAACACCAAGATGAGTATTTCAAACGAAGGGGCCATTCAGATTGAATTAGATAGCGGTTTGGCAAAATACAAATATATCATTCCAGCACAGGCGGCCTAAATAAAGTTATGAAAAAACCAGTCAATCTAACACCATTACAGAAAGACTACGCAGTGTATTTGCCTGCTATTAGTTCTTTCTTCAGCACTTATATTGCTAAACAACGTAAGGAAGAGTTTGTTCCTAAAGAACGTATTCCGCAGGGTTTTGATCGCGGCATCGAAGGTATGAACTTTTTAAATGAAGAAGAAGGATACTTTACATACAAGTATGGATTGTATTCAGCAGGACACGCACAATTAAATCTTGATAAGACAATGGATCAGGATGCAATGGTACAGAGTCGAGATAGAGGAAAGACCATGATACTTGGTGACTCGGGTGGATATCAGGTTGGTAAGGGTGTTCTTAAGTTTGATTGGCTAAACTTTGAAGGTGCGGCTGCTAATAAGGTTAGAGATGATATTCTTAATTGGCTTGAACTAACAGCAGATTGGTCAATGCTACTTGACGTTCCGACTTGGGCATGTGACCACATTCATTCGCCTAAGACAGGACTAAAGAGTTTTGAGGACTGCTTGGACAAGACACGTTTTAACAACAAGTATTGGCTAGAGCGCAGACTTGGTGCTACTAAATTCCTAAACGTATTACAGGGTTCAGACTGGGATACCGCTGAGAAGTGGTATGAAGGTGTTAAAGAATTCTCCGATCCTAAGATATGGAAGGACAAGGCCTGCGAAGGTTGGGCTATGGGTGGTGCTAACATGTGCAAGATGCCAATTACACTAAGACGCTTAATGACTATGAAGTTTGATGGCATGCTGGAAGGCAAGGACTGGATGCACTTCCTAGGCACGGCACAACTTGATTGGTCATGCTACTTAACTTCAATTCAAAGACAGGTTCGCAAACACATCAATGAAAACTTTACAATCAGTTTCGACTGCGCAAGTCCTTTTATTGCTACAGCACACGGGTTGGTATATACTAACTCCCAACACACAAGTAAGCGTTGGTCAGTTATTATGGACAAGGCCCCTGATAATAAGAGTCTTGCCAAGCGGCATGATATTCCTTTCCCGTTCGAAAGCGAAATTGGCAGACGCCTTAGCATCGCGGACATATGCCACTATGCGCCAGGAATGCTTAACAAGATCGGTAAGGAAGGAAAAACATCGTGGGATAGTTTTGGTTATGCACTTATGATGGCACACAATGTTTATCAACACATTGTTGCTGTTCAACGTGCTAATAACTTAACTGATATTGAATTGGCTAAAGAACGTCCAGACTGGAGACGTTGGAGAAAAGTTAAAGAAGCAGACAAGAGTGATGAATACAGTGATTGGGTGCCACGCAACATCCTATACTTTGATAGATTCGTAGAAGAACTGTTTGAGTGCAAGACCAAGGATGAAGCATTTGCTATGATTAAACTAGCAGACAGTTTCCTTAAGGATCTCGAAGGTGCAAGGCTGCGTGGTGGTGTTACTAACGAATTTAACAGGATGTTCGTGGAGGTAGACAACGATGGAGAAGAGAAAACGCCTTGGTCAGATGATCGAGAAGATGGCGAGTTGGACAAATTGGAGAAACAACTACAGGAGGCGTGATATGGGTGACTATACACAAAGGCTGAAATGGTTAAGGGAAACACACCAATACCTAAATAAGAAGATCGATACTATGGAGAAGACCGGTAAATTTACTGATGAGGAAATTTCCGAAATGAAACGAGATCGACTCAAGATGAAGGATGAAATCGAGAAACTGGAGAAGGAACACGCATAATGCAACGTGATTATGAAACTGGTAGTGCAAGTGACGTAGGATTTTTTACAGGTGTAGAAGTTGAAAAAACTCCTGCACACGGAATGCAAACTCTATTCGTTACGGGTCTAAATGATCCGAGCATCATTAGGGATCATGCACAGGATGTTAAACACATCTTCTTTGGTGCCAATCACAGTTTCGATCCTGCTTCACAGAATCACAGTGCGGACTATTATGAGGAATGGGAAAAGATGATTGAACCATTTCTCAAGGATGATTTGTTTTGCAGTTTGGATATTCCAATCAATGCTGCCGGGGAGTTTCTCGAAGGACCATTGGTTGAGTATGATAGATTCATTCCACAGATTAGGGTTCCAATACCTTACATAAAACTTTGGAACTATAACACAATGCTCAAAATTGATGACAAGGGTTTTGAAGCAACCAATCCAGGTGTATGGTGCCACAGCCTACATGACTTGATGGACCGTTCCAAATTTACGGAATGGAATGAATACAAAAACGATAAGATTGTGGATGACAACTAACAGAAAAGGCGCTATACTATGAGCATAACTGATGAAATGATGAAAGAAGCAATGGCAGAAGACAATCACAGACGTATCATGAATACGGCAAAGAGAATGATTTGGGTTACGTTCCGCAAGGAAGGTATCCACAAGTATCCTGCGGCACTGGATGATCCCAGTCTTGCAACAGGTGATGAATATGATGTTTCGTTCTTGGGTTATCCCCACAGACACATATTCCATTTTAAGGTCGGTATCACTGTAACACACAACGACAGAGATATTGAGTTTATTCAATTTAAACGTTGGTTAGAAAAACTGTATCAGGAGAAGACACTTGAGTTAGATTATAAGAGTTGTGAAATGATGGCAGATGATTTGTATGAACAGATCATTGCCAAACACCCAGGCCGTGAAGTCCATATTGACGTAAGTGAAGATGGAGAAAACGGTGCCCACATTGAGTATGCAAAGTAATAAAGGTGAAATAAAATGGCTATTCAATTCAATCGTGAAGCCTACGATAAAGTTTTTAACGATCTTGAGCGTTTTAAGGACTTCTGTCGTTTCAATCTTGACAACCGCGGTAACTTACTTCCTTTCAATGAAAAGGATCTCTACAACAACGCAAGTTATGCGTGGAGAATGTACAGTAACCGCAATCGAAAGAATAAAAAATTTAAAAGGAAGAACTAATGAATGTATGGTTGGTTGATCTCGAAGCAGTAGAAACACGCTACACAAAACAGTGGAAGACTGAATTTCCCAAACTGCTGAAGGCTCACGGCCATACCGTTAGAGTATTAAATGGTGGGGATACGCCTCAGGCAACAACGCCCGGGGCGTTCCTCAACTTTGGTGGAACCAATGTTTATAAATCAAACCAATTGATGCAGATCGCGGAAGCATTCTGCAAAGGAGAAGTGAAGGATGGAGATTATTTCCTATATACGGACGCTTGGAACCCGACTGTTATCCAACTTAAATACATGGCTGAGTTACTGGGCATTAACATTAGAATCGGTGGTCTTTGGCACGCTGGTAGTTACGATCCTGCTGATTTCCTTGGCAGGCTTATAGGTGATAAACCTTGGGTAAGAAATGCAGAAAGAAGCATGTATGAATGCTTTGATCATAATTTCTTCGCAAGTGAATTCCACATCGACATGTTCTTTGAATCATTTCCAGAATTGGACAGAAGCAAAGTAGTAAGAACGGGATGGCCATTTGAATACATGGATCAAACACTCACAATGTACAAGGGCATGAAGAAAACTAATACTGTGCTATTTCCGCACAGAATTGCTCCAGAAAAGCAACTGCCCATATTCCAGGATCTAAAAGAATCCTTACCACAATACAACTTTGTGGTGTGCCAGGAAAGGCCACTAACAAAGAACGAATACCACAACCTGCTGGGAGAGGCGAAACTTGTGTTTAGTGCGAACCTACAAGAAACGCTGGGCATTAGTTGGTATGAGGGTGCTCTGGTAGGAGCATTGCCCATGGTTCCGGACAGATTGAGTTACAGTGAGATGGCACTTGATAGATTCAAGTATCCATCAGAATGGACTGAATCAATGGAATCTTACAAGAAGCACAAGAAACAAGTAATGGACAAGATTGTTGATTATATGGAAAATTACAAGGATTATCTCGTAAGCCTAAATAAACAGGTGTATAAACTGAATGGAGATTATTTCGGTTGCGGAAATCTACTAAAGGTTTTAAAATAACAACAATGGCAATCCACTGCCTTAACATCGGAGACACAAATTGAAAAAATACGAAGAAGTAACACGCAGAATTAAGGACGCTAACAAGCGTTACTGGGCCGGCGATAATATTAGTGAATTCATCTATGCTGGCGAAAAAGAAAAACTAATCGAGGAAGCCGCGGAAAAGTTTGAGGGTGTTTTGGACAGTCTTATCATTGATAGGGCAACTGATCCTAACAGCCACGGTACTGCTAAACGCCTTGCTAAAATGTATTACAATGAACTAATGCAGGGTCGTTATGATAAGATTCCTACGGCAACAGCATTTCCAAACGAAGGTGAAGATGCTTACACGGGCATGTTGGTTGTAAGAAGCGAACTAAAGAGTGTTTGTTCGCATCATCATCAACCAGTAACAGGCGTGGCATACATTGGTATTATTCCAAATGGCAAGGTAATTGGACTTTCTAAATACACACGTATCGCACAGTGGTGTGCAAGGCGTGGAACCTTACAGGAAGAACTGTGCAATGACATTGCACGTGAAATTAAGAAAGCAACGAACTCAAAGAACATTGGTGTGTATATTCAAGCAACGCATGGTTGCTGTGAGAATAGAGGCATCATGGCACACAGCAGTCTAACGCAGACAACCGTGTTGGAAGGCAGTTTCAAGGATGATCCAGGAACTAAGAAAGAGTTCATGGACAATATTAAATTGCAACAAGAGTTTGCACCAAGATAAGGAGATTAAATATGCCAATACCAGAAAGAGTATATGTTCCAGCAGCCAAGGATCCAGGCAAGGGACATTTTTATGTAAGTTTAATTAAAAGCGGCTTAAGACTGATAGGTTGTTTGGTTGCAGTCTATACGGGTTCAATAGTATTACTTGCACTGGCTCTTGCTGCGGCTGAAATACTAGGCATTGCAGAGGAGTTGGTATAATGAATCTTAACCAAGAACGAGTGTATGCCGTTCAACCACAGAAGACACAAACGGACATCAAGATTCTAACACCCAACGAAGCACTGATGTATAATTTGCGTGGTATTAAGTTAGTCGATATGACCACACTACATGACCTTACTCCTCACAAGGTAAGGCTGAGCAGAAAGCACTGTCCAATGAAAGGAATAGACTATGGGACCTTATTCGGAAGAACTACAGCAGAAGCGTTGTAAAAATTTAAAATTA